GAGGGGTAGCCCCCAAAATGGGGGTGGGAACCGTAATAGGAACCGTAAAGAACCGGAAGAGGTCGCTGACGCTCCTCTTGTGCTCGACCCTGTCTCGCACAACGAGGCTACCCCAAACGTCGTTACGGGTAACGACGTTACCCCTAAACCCGAAAATAAAAAAGGAAGCCGCATCACGTTCACAGAGCTGACCACTGAACTCAGAGAGCAGGCGATTAAAGTCCGTCCCGACTTATCCCCTGATCAGATCGCTTTTGAGTTTGACTGCTTCCTTGACTACTGGAGAGCGAAGGCAGGGGCAGGAGCAGTAAAACGCGATTGGCCTGCGACGTGGCGGAACTGGATCAGAAGGAGCAACCAATACGGAGCGAACGGAGGACGCCGACCGGTCACGCAGGCTCAGGCAGTCGATGAGTTTAAGCGTGCGGTTGTTTCAAACAGAAAGCCCGAAGAAGAAGAGGAGGAAGCGGCTCAGCTGCTTTTTGGATAATCATGCTGACGCCCGAAGAAATCGACGCCTTTTTTAATTCCCGAGACGGATACAGACCGAAAGAGCAACAGGAGATAATTTTCGTACTCGCGCCAGCCTATTGCTTACTTCCTGACGGGTTCGAGTGTGGAGACGGGAAGGCCCCTTTTTTTGGCGCTATTAACTACTACATTCGTGAGAGCGACAACATTGCAGACATCCCGTCCGAGGTATGGGCTGATCGGACTTGTGAGATCGAATACGTTCGCGGATCAGAGAGGAGAGCGCGCCAGTTGGCGATGATGATCCGCGACAAAGCACGAGACAAGTCGTTTTATTGGACGCCTGACGGCATTCTTGTTTACCTTAAAAACAAACACTGGCATAAATTCGGAGAACTACCCTATGCAAGACAAGACCATAAATAAAATGACGATGCAACCGCGCGACTACTCGCCCGCCTTCGCGGCGTGGCAACAGTCCGCCCGCAACGTTATTTATCGCCCTGACCGCTTTGAAGACCCGCTATTTGGCATCATCGAAGGGCGCCTAGCAGGCACGCCGTGCGCATTCGACCAGCGTTTAGCCTTCAGAGAAGGCGAGGTTACGATGTGGGCCGGGCAAAACGGGAACGGTAAAAGCCTGCTGACCGGTCAGGTCGCCTTACAGCTTTTGGCGGCCGGTCAAAAGGTCGGCATTCAGTCGTTTGAGATGACGCCCGCAAGGACGCTTTATCGAATGCTGCGACAGGGATGGGGGCGGCTCCCTACCAAATATGACGCTCAGGCGAACGAGAAGAAAATACAAGCCTTCTTAGCGTACTGCCGCGACGCTGGTCTGCTCCTTTCAAACGAGAAGCAAGCGATCACGATTGAAGGCGTCTTAGGCGTGTCGGTTGTTATGGCCAAAGATTTCGGCTGTAAACACATCTTCATTGACAACCTCATGAAGGTAGTGCACGCGGAGGACGACTACACAGGGCAAAAAGAATTTGTTCAGGGGTGCTGTCAGATTGCCCGCGAGCTTTCAGTGCATATTCACATCGTCCACCACGTCCGCAAGGGCGGAAGCGAGAAGGACGAGATTGATAAATTCGCCGTGCGCGGCTCGTCTGCGATCGTTGACCAAATCGACAACCTCGTTTTGATTCGCCGGAACCTCGATAAGGAACGGCTGGCAGAACAGCGCGAACTTACGCCGACTGAGGATCAGGACGCCGCCGACTCAATCCTGCGTGTTTCTAAACAACGAAACGGCGACTTTATGGGCATGGTGCCGCTGTGGTTTGACAAGAGAGGCGCCGTGTTCTGCACCAGTGCGGAAAGGGCACTGCCGCGCCTTTTACCTGACAGCGCACTGCCCGCCGATTGTTTAGGCGGGCGCGAACTCTAGGAGAATGGCCTGAATACGCACTGCCCGCCGACTGTTTAGGCGGGCGCGAACTCTAGGAGAATGGCCTGAATACGCACTGCCCGCCGACTGTTTAGGCGGGCGCGAACTCTAGGAGAATGGCCTGAATACGCACTGCCCGCCGACTGTTTAGGCGGGCGCGAACTCTAGGAGAATGAAAAATGACAGACAGGAAAAGAATGGCGCCGCGCGTGCTTGAATACAAACTGACAGCGGCGTTAAGAACGTTGCAAGAAGTCGCGCAGGCCCTCGAATCGGCGTTAGAGAGCCGAGGCGAAAAAAAAATGGAGGGCTGGCACAGCTACGACAAAACCGACGCGGCCACGCATCCGCCAAAGGACGGCGGGTACCTTGTGACGCTTAAGGGGCCGACCGGGCATTTAAGCGTAGAGGTCAGGCCGTTCGAATCGGGGAAAGGGTTCGCAGGCGACTGGAGTCGATACAGCGTTCAGGCGTGGCGGAGCATCCCGAAGCCTTACGGCGCCGAGGAGATTGAAGCATGAATGACCACGTGCTTGCGCTCCTCTATTTGTTGCTATGCAATGTGATGATTGTTCTTTTTCACGTTGAAAAGCTCGCGGGGCAGGGGCTATTCGCGCGTATGACGACATTAATCGCGGCAGTATTTTTCTTAGTGGCGGCTATTGTCGTCTTCTACAGGTGACTCTTGACTTTGATGAACTTTGACAAAAGGCTACTCATATGAACAACCCGCTTAATGAACCGCTGGTGTGCATCCGCATCCGGGAAGCCGAAAAGCTTCAAGTGATGCTGCGTAGTTATCTGCAGGAAATTCCACGCATTGAATTGCCGAAGAAACGCGCAGACGCGATTGCCATGCTGAATTACATCCGCACCTTGACTGATGACGCAAAGAACAAAAAGGACGCAATGGAGGCCGCCAAATGATTGAAGAATGGATTGAATACCGCAAGGACGACCCTGCAACACATCCGGGGTTTGAGGGCGCGTACCTTGTCACAATTCTCAGCAAGACCGGGGCGCGGTATGTGGAAATCAGGCCGTTTAGCTTTTCCTCACTTTTTGCCGGGGACTGGTCGCGCTATAGCGTGCAGGCTTGGCGTCCAGTTCCGGCCGCTTTCGGCGGGACGGCTACCGCGCAACAGCTTGCATGGGGGCTTACTTTTGACCCCATCGAATGCGCAACCATCATGAAAGGGCTGGGAAAGCGCCTGGACGTTTTCTCAGAACTCATTAAGCGTGCCCCCTCTCAGGCCGAGGTCGCAGCCTACCAAGACTGCCTAAACGACATGGCGGAGATCGGCGACAAGATCTGCGATTACTTTGAGGCGTTACAGAACGCTTGCATTCGTGAGGGGGCGGCATCTCCGTTTAGCCTCGGAGAGGGCAAACAGCAATGATTGACTATTTCTTTTTCTTTGTCGGCAACGCCTGCGTTCTGGCGCTTTTGCTCGGCGTTTTTCGTGGCTACTTTAACCGCGTCTGGGCTTGTGTTTTTTGGGTTGGCCTTGCCGCCAGCGTTGCCGGGATCGTCTCTTCAATTGGAAAGATGACGGGGGTTTTCTCCTGATGCCGGCCTTGTCTATCTTGTGATTACCTAATGACAACATAATGACAACATACACAATCAACCTACATGTCGAAGGGGAGCGCGCGGTCGGCATTGTCGCCGCCCTTCACGCAGACGGCTATCACGCTGAGGCAACAGAAATCAACCGTCAGGTTCACGCCCAGCGCGAGGCCGCTATCCGCAATCTTTGGGTGCACGGCGCGCCGCAAGAACGTAAGGCCGCCGAGGCCTCGAAAATTGACGAATTCATGCGCGTGATTTTCGGGAGGTAACAATGAGCCACCCCAGCTACTTTGAGCCGTATCAAGTCCCGCCCGGATACTTTGACGAAGAAATCCTACTGCTTGAGGGCGTCAGGAAACACGCCGACGCCCACGGCAATACGGACGTTTTGCTGGTTACCTCGATTGCCCTCGATTTCGTCCTGGAGATTACTTCCCGCAAGGGCACGCGCGAGATCTTTATCAGCTTGATTGATCTGTGCACGCTGGCACGGACTTCATGGCCGAAGAATCAATTTATTACCGATACGTTTGAAAAGCTGGCCGAAAAAGGTCGGGCAGGGCTTCGGGCGAATGAACTCGCAGAGGGCCGCAAGTGATCGTCCTTACTTTTACGATCAAAGGCCCCGGTGTTCCGAAGGGCCGCCCTCGCTTTACGCGTCAGGGCCGGGCTTATACGCCCAAGGCGACGGAGGACTTTGAGAAGTGGGTCCGGGCAAACGCCAAGCAAACGATGATGAAAAACGGCGTCCGGATGATCGAGTCCGGCGCCGTCAGCATCAAGATCATGTTTCGCTTTGCGCCTCCGGCTTCATGGAGCAATAAACGGCGCCAGGCGGTCATCGCGGCTCGGGCGCCGAAGATCACCAAGCCGGACCTCGACAACCTCGTCAAGGCCGTCACCGACGCTATGAATGCCGTTGTGTACGATGATGACAATCGCATCTACAGCATCGAAGCCTGCAAAGTTTATGGGCCCGTCGATGACATCGGCATAGAGATTCACTCAATAACCGAAGAAGGTGTAGACGATGCAGATTAAGATCAAAGGCAGTTACTTTGAAAGCAACTGGAAGCATATTGAGCAGGATAACCCGCGCACCTATCCGCGCCCTTATGAAAAAATCCTAGTGTGGCTCAATGCTTCAGCTTTTCAGTCTCAGGCCGTCAAGCGCTTTTTCGGACATCCTGACTTCTACGCTTTCGGATACCGGATTTCGCCTACTTGTGTCCGGATGCTTCCTGTAAGCGGACGTTCAACACCGCCTATGGTCAGTATTATTGATATTCGTGCGTTTAAATCAACAGGGCAGGAAGTCGAAGAGTCATGAGCGAAGACCAGATTTTTCGGGCAAGAATTGTCAATTGGGCGCGGTATATCCGGCCCAGTCGGGCACATTCTCCGACCACAATGCTTTCCCGTTATGCCTCAAGCTGGCAGGAGGAACGCTATCGGGAGGTTCCGGGCGAAAAGGTTGATGTGGATGATGCTCAATTGCTTGAAAAGTCCTTCCCCTGGCTTGATGCCTCAGATCGAAAGCTGTTGAAGGATTGGTACGTCAATTTGTACTCAATCGGCAAGATGTCCCGCGTGAACCACATTTTCTTTCGTAGCGTGGTTTTACGGGTTCAAGCCGCAGAAAGGCGTTTTCGGGATGCAGTCGAGGCCGTATCCACACGATTTGACAATTGTCAAAAAACGGGGTTTAATTCGCCTCAAGAAAATTTGAATCGCGGCAGCGTTTAAAAGTCACGGAAATACCCGTGGCCTTTTTGCACCCTGAAGAAATAACCCGTATCGATTGATGCGGGTATTTTTTTGCCGCAAAACGAAACCCCGAAGGTCCGGTAAACCATCGGGGTTTCTTGTTATGGAATATAGGAGATTCCACACATGAAGATAATTCTAGCAGTTATCAGCGGTTGGAGGCTATAAAACCTAGAGAGGGACGATATGGCTAAGAAACCTGCGCCCCAAAAGAAAAAACGGGGGCGGCCTTCAAAATTCACCCGGGAACTTGCTGACCGTATCTGCGCAATGATTCGCGAAGGGATTTCAGAGCGTGAGATTTGTGATATGCCGGACATGCCGTGCATTCAGACGTTGTGGAATTGGAAAGACGCGCATCCTGAATTTCTAGAGCAGACCGTGCGCGCGCGTGCACAAAGCGCAGAGCTATTTAACCGGCGGGCCACGCGGGTTGCAGAGGAAACATCCGATTTCGCAGACAAGGTTGCGGACGGCCAAATAGAGATTGGCGGGGAACCGCTGCGGCATCTCCCCAGTGGCTATGTGGAAGCGAAAAAGCTTTTGATTCAGCAACTGAATCGAGAGGCTGGACTTCGAGACGATAAGAATTTTGGAGATCGTAAGCGCGTGGCCGTAACCGGCGCAGACGGCGGCGCGGTGAAGGTTGAAGAAAAAACCGACCTTTCGGGCTTGCCGCTGGCGAAGCTGAAGGCGGTGAGAGAGCTACTTTATGGCGAAGCCGCAGAGGATTCCGAGTCTAATTGAACTGGACCAAGAGATAGCAAAGCGCAGTTTGGCCGAATTCTGCAAAATGGCGTGGGCGGTACTCGAACCGGCTACACCGATTAAGTGGGGCTGGGCGCTTGATGCTATGTGTGAGCATCTTGAGGCCGTGCATTCTGGCGAAATCAAGCGCCTGTTGATGAATGTTCCCCCAGGCATGATGAAAAGCTTGCTTACGGGCGTTTTCTTCCCCGCATGGGAATGGGGGCCGTGCGGCGCCGCTCAGTTGCGTTACCTGACTACGGCTCACAAAGAACCGCTGGCCGTGCGCGATAACATGAAATGTCGCCGTCTGATTCAGTCGGATTGGTATCAGGAACGCTGGCCGGTGAAGTTGACCGGCGACCAGAACGCAAAGACAAAGTTTGAAAACGTAGAAACTGGCTTTCGTGAATCCATGAGTTTCCGAAGCCTGACCGGTTCGCGTGGTGACAGGGTGATTATCGACGACCCGTTATCCGTTGACGATGCATTTTCTCAGCCTGCGTTGGATGCCGCAGAGCAAACCTTTCTTGAAGCCGTACCAAGCCGCGTAAACAATGAGAAAAGCGCAATCATCGTAATCATGCAACGTTTGCATGAGCGCGATACCTCGGGAATCATCCTTGAGCGCGATTTGGGCTATACGCACTTGATGTTGCCCATGCGCTTTGAGGAAGCTCGACGCTGCGTTACCTCTATTGGCTTCAAAGACCCACGGACTACCGACGGTGAACTGCTTTTTCCTGAGCGCTTCAGCGAAAGCCAGGTTAAAGAGCTGGAAGCCACAATGGGGAGCTACGCCGTTGCAGGGCAGTTACAGCAACGGCCAGTCCCGGCAGGCGGTGGGCTTTTCAAGGCCGAATGGCTCAAGTTTTGGAGTGCCGAAACTCTCCCTGACAAATTTGACAGTTACGTTTCTTCATGGGACTTGAGCTTTAAAGAAACGGCCACATCTGACTTTGTGGTTGGGCAGATTTGGGGAAAGAAAAAGGGCTGCTTCTATCTGCTGGATCAAGTTCGCGGGCGGATGGATTTCGTCAAGACGCGCCGGGCCTTCATTGATTTGGCCGAAAAGTGGCCGAATGTCATTCGGAAGCTTGTCGAAGATAAGGCAAACGGCCCTGCGATTATCAGCGCCCTGAAAGAAACGGTGAGCGGCATTACGCCGGTGACGCCGAAGGAATCGAAGGAAGCGCGTGCATCAAGCATTACGCCGCTGTTTGAGGCTGGCAATGTGTTCTTGCCGCCGCCTGACCTTTATCCCTGGGTGAAGAAAGAACTGGTGCCGGAAATGTTGAGTTTCCCTGCTGGCGCTCACGATGATCAAGTAGACGCCTGTACGCAGGCCATTTCTGACCTGCACGGGAAACCCGGCTGGCGTTTTCATCCTACTAACCTCGCGGCGCTCAGACGCTTTTAAAAAGGCTACGCCCCAGGCGCGGCCCATGATGCACATTGATTCGGCCATGACGCAGGCTCTTTCCGACCTCAACGCAAATCCGGGTTGGAAGATTTACTCCTCAAATCGCGCGCTGCTGCGCACAGGATTCAAATTCTGAACATGAGCAAGAAAAAGGAAAAAACTTCCCTCAAGCGCAAAATCGCAGCCAGTGCAATGTCTTCCAATGCTGCGGATCTTCGCGCCGAGCAAATCAAGGAAACCAAGAAAAAGTTCCTTAAAAACTGCCGGCTCCCGGAAACTCTCGGCTTTGGCGTCGGCGAAGAAGCAAAGGAAGCGCGTACGGCAATGGACGCGGCTTTCAGCGACAACGTGGGCATGGACGCAATTTTTGAGACGCTTGCCGGCCACGCCGTTGACATGGGGCAGTTCCCGTATACATCTTTCGTTGGGTACGGCGTACTGCAGCAGATTGCCCAAAACGGCATGATCCGAAACTGTATCAAGACGGTTGCCGACGACATCACTCGCTCCTGGATCACGATCAAGGGAGGCGAAGAGACGCCACCGGAAAAGATTGCCGAGCTTCAAAACGCGCAGGAAAACGACTACCACCTGCGTTCCCTTTTCAATCAAGCTGTGGCGAAGGTTGGCTTCATGGGCGGCGCCTTCATCTTTGTCCAGACAACGCCAAGCCCCGAGAGCGGCGGAGACATTGACTTGTCTTTGCCGCTGATTGTTTCGGATTACTCGGCAGAGATCATGCAAGGGTCAACCATCAAGTTCCTTGTGATTGATCCGATCAATGTATCGCCTGCTTGCTACAACAGCTTCGATCCGCTGCGCGCGGACTACATGATGCCGCGCGAGTGGCTGGTGTTGGGGCGGAGAGTGAACGCCACGCGAATGCTCACGCTCTACGCCAATGAGCCTCCAGTTCTGCTTAAGCCGATGTACAACTTCCTCGGCATCTCGCAGGCACAAATCCTGTGGGATTACGTTTTGCATTGGAATGAGTGTCGTGTCGCGTCTCAGGAGCTTATCAAGAAGCTGAGCCTGCTGATCTACTACACGAACATGCAGGATCGCATGAGCACGCCCAACGGCGTGGCTGAGATGGACGACGTGATGACCGTCCTTCAACACTACCGAAACAACAACTCGGTCTTTGTCGCAAACGCCGACACTGACAAGGTGGAAAACGTTTCGATGACGATTGCCGGTGCGTCGGACATCGTGCGGCAGGCGCAGGAGATGATTGCCGCCATCAACCGGACGCCGGCAGTGAAGCTATTTGGCATCAGTCCCAGCGGCTTCAATGCCACTGGTGAGAGCGACCTACGCAATTACAACGACCACATCCGTAGTCAGCAAGAGTTGTACCGTCCGGCACTGCAGAAGTGCCTCGATGCGATTCAGCTGGTTTTGTGGGGGAAGATCGATCCTCACATCACGTTCGAGTGGAACGAGCTCGACATGAACAACGAGACGTCGCTTGCGGCCAACTTCAGCGCCCGCATGATGGCACTTGCCACCCTGAAGGATCGGAACGCCATCAGCGCCGAAGAGATGCGCAAGGCGGCCAGACTTGAGAAAAGCGGCCGTCTTGAGTGGCTGGGCGACGAGGCGCCGGAAGAAGATGAAGGCGACCTGATGACGGATTCGGGAATCCCGGATTTCCTTTCTCAGCTGAGCAGCGGATCGGAGCACGCCGATGGCGAAGAAGATCAAAACCGCCCGAGCGATTGAAGCAAATGCGGGTATTCAGCAGAAGTTCAAAAAGAAGCTGCTGACCTTTTCCCGCGCCTTCTCGACCGAGATTGTTAAAGCGATTCTGCTTGACTTGGCCGACAACGGCCTGCTTGCGCAAGATCGGAGTCTGACAAACCCGAAGAACCCGCAAGACAAAAGGACGTTGCAGGAAATCTCAAAAATGGTTTTGGCCAAGTGGAGTCGCAATCCTGAATTTTTCAAGGATCACGTCGAGCAGTTCATTGCCCAACACCTGGGCAGTTGGATTGCCACGGCAACGCCGCAGGCGCGAAAGATTGCCGAATGGGTGGCCCGCTCGACTGCGGCGGATGTGACTGCCAGCCAGCGTCAGGCTTACGTCGCTGCGGGCCTCCCACTCGACTTTATGGCCGAAAAATGGACCGTCCCGGTCGTTCGTCAGCGCATCAGCCAGAAGGCTGCCGATGAGCTCCCATCGATCATCGAGTGGAGTACGAATCTCATCACGAAGATGGCCGTAAATGACGTGCAGCGACTGCAAGACGTGATCGTCTCTACGCTGGCTGACGGGAAAAACATCACGAGCATGAGAAAACTGCTCGGCGTGACTTCGGGCTTTGATGCGGACCGCGCCAGGCGCGTGGCCATTGACCAGACGAACAAAATCGCAAACGGCATTTTGAGGGCGAACGATTTTTCGTTGGGGATCACTGAAGGCATCTGGGTGCACGTTCCCGGCCGGTTTTCCTCACGTGAAACGCACAAGGCCATGAATGGGAAGCGGTTCGACTTGGCAAAAGGCATGTTCGATCCGGCTGTCAATCGTTTTGTCAGCTGTGCGGAACTTCCGTTCTGTCGATGTGTTTACCGGCCTGCTTTGAATTTTTCTCAACTAGTGAAAACGAAATGAAAACTTCACTTGCCTACGACAAGGCCGTGAGTTTTCGTTGGCACGATCAGGACGGTCGGCTTCACGTTGATCGATCCAACCTGACTCGGGTGCAGGTGGCGCCTTATCGTGGCGCAGAAATTCCTGGATGTGAGGAGCTGCACCTTTCGCCGACGAAAATTTATTACGGCTTTCGTCCCCCAGAGGAGCTGGGAGACGAAGAAACAGTGAAAAGCGTGATCGGCATCCCGATCCAGCTCAATCACCACCTTGACTATCCAGATGCACCGGCGATGGACACCCGCGTCGGCAGCACTGGGGATCAAGCGCGATTTGACGGGACGTTTTTGTCGAATTCGCTTCACTTTCAAAATGAGAGCGCTTGCCGCCGCATCCGCGACGGGAGCATGAAAGAGCTTTCGCTGGCTTACAGCTACGACCCCGATTTCAATTCGCCGGGCGTCTACAACGGCCAGCACTACGATTTCACGATGCGGAATATCCGGGGGCAGCACCTCGCGCTCGTGGAAGAAGGGCGCGCAGGGCCTTCCTGCGTCGTCGAGGATCATGCCTTGGAGGAGATAAATTCAATGGACATGGATGACAAGGTGCCCCCGATCGGGGCAAACGATGGCGATGAAGAGCCGGTCGAAAAGGCCGAGGTCAAGATCGCCGATGCGATGGGGATGCTTGCGGAACTTCTGCGCGGGCTCCACAAAACCAATGCACAGGGGGAAACTGTGGCAATCACGGAAGACATGGACAAGGACGCGAAGATTCGAGAAATCGCCGCGATGTTTGCAAAGCTCGGCGCCGACGAGGAGGACGTGAAGAAGCTCACGGACTCGCTCTCTGATCTCGCCTACTCGCCTGATGAAAATCAGACGGCCGAAGACGAGGACGAGGACGAGGTTGTCGAGAAGGAAAAGGTCGAGGAAGAGACGCCGGACGGTACAGAGACCGACGAGTTCGAAGACATTGCCCGAGACGCCATTAAGGCCTGCGGCTACGACAACGAATCGGAAGAATTTCAGCGTGCTTTCGCTGAAGGCGTCAAGTACGGCGAACGCAAGGAAAAGCAGGAGCCACAGAAGCTCGATCGAGAGCATGAACGCGAAGGCGAAGAGCGCTATCTGCATGGTGCTCAGGACGCCAAGATGCTGAGCCGCCGCATTGCGGCTCTGGAGAATGCCTCCCTCATCCGTACTGCGCTGGACGAGTGCTCGACGGTCATTGGCAAGGCTCGCGCAACGGCCTTTGACAGTGCCGACGCCGTGTACATTGCCGCGCTCAAGCAGCTCGGCGTTTCTACTGCTGGCATGAGCCGCAAGAACGCCCGTGAAAAATTTCTCGGCGTTGTGCAGGGTATGTCTCTGGCGGCCAAGCGTCGCGAGGTAGCAGCGGACTCCGCGAAAAGCCTCAAGGTGCCGGACATTGCCAAGGGCATCCGAGTCAATGTTTCTTAAGGTGAAAACATCATGCAGAAGACTGTGAATCTTTATCCCGCCGTTGGCGTTCCGGGTCAGGAAGTCAACGTGCACACGGCGATCTACACGCCGTTCAATTACATTAGCGACGGCACCGCGGCCGCCGGCTCTTTTGTTTTCGTGAAGGCGAACACTGACGACACCGGCGTCGTCTATCCGCTGGCATCGGCCACCGGAACGGGCACTGTCATTGGTCTCGTGGAGAATACCTTCACGGGCACGCTGGCCTACAACCAGGACGGCACCCTCATCTACCCTCAGGGCGCAAACCTGACGATTGCTGTTCGCGGCGACTACTACGTCGCGGCTTCCGGTGCGGCCACCGTTGGTCAGGCCGTGCTTTGCAACCCTGCCAGCGGCGCCATCACCTACGGCACCCCCGGCACCGCCAACGATACCGGTTGGGTCGTCATGACGCCGGCAACTAATGCGGGCGACATCATCATCATCTCGAATCGTGGCGTGGGCATCACTCCCGCCGCCGGCTAAGAGGTTTGAAAATGGATCAGAATATTGATTGTTTGAAGAAGTTCGGCGTGAGCTCTCCTTACGCCGTGGCAATGATGCCCTATGAGCGCGACGAGCAGGGCAACATCATCGTCAATTACAACGTGTCCGATCGCAAGATCGCGCAGGACGCAGCGATGAGCACGATTCCCAACGTCGGAATCCCGTCTGCCTACCTGACCTATCTCGATCCGCAGATCACGACGATTCTCTTTGCCGTGATGAACGCGACTCAGCTTTTCCCTGAGGCGCGTAAGGGCACGTGGGTCAACACCTTCATGAACTTCCCGGTTGAAGAAATCACGGGTGACGTTACGCCCTATTCGGATTTCACCAACTCCGTGTCGTCTAGTGTCAACTACAACTTCCCGGTTCGCGAGAACTTTGTTTTCGAGACCAGCCTGAAGTACGGCCTGCGCGAGCAGGAAACCGCCGGTCAGGCCAAGCTCGACTACGCAGGCGCCAAGCAGCGTGCAGCGGCCAGCATTCTTGCCCGTGCGCACAACCGCTTCTACCTTTACGGCGTGGCCAACAAGATGGTTTACGGCGCACTCAACGACCCGAATTTGAACGAGTCTGAGACGCCGGTTTCTGTCAATTCGCAGACGACGTGGGAAGGAAAGGTTGCGGATCAGGGGAACGCGGCGACGATTTCCAATGTGATTTTCAACGACATTGCCAAGTTAGTGACCTCGCTTATGGGGAACAACGCCGGCAACGTGGATCAGAACACGGACATGGTTCTTGCGGTTGCTTCGGATCGTTACAACTACCTTTCGATCCCGAACTCGTTTGGCCTGACCGCCTTCAATTTGCTCAAGAGCAATTACCCCAACATGAAGGTGATCCAGCTCCCCGAGCTCAACACTGATTCCGGGTCGATGCTTTATCTGACCGTCCCGAAACTGCTTGATGAGCCGACCGCTGAAAACGTCTACGCTGAAAAGATGCGCTTCGGCAACGTTGAGAACTACTCGTCGTCCTGGGTGCAGAAGGCTTGGGGCGCCACGTTCGGCTGCGTCATTCGTCGTCCGAATCTTGTGGCAACGATGACGGGTATCTAAACCGTTTAACTTAGAGCAGGAAATGTGAGGAGTCGCGATTGCGGCTTTTTTCTTGCCCGGCGGGGCGAGCTTCGGCTCGTCCCGTTTTCTTTTTGAGGATCAAAAATGGCTGGTAAAAAGAAGATCAACGCCGATCAGGTTGAAACGGCGGATATCGTTGGTAGCACGCTCGAAAAAGAGCCCGAGGAGGTTTCGGAAAAGGAAGAAACCATTGCGATTGCCTGCAACCTTCCCTTCGGTCTCAAGTTCACCGATGTGCCCTGTGGAAATGGTGCAACCAAGACCGTCATTTTCCCCGGCATCAATTCTGCGCTTAAGGGGAAAAAGAGCGGCATCCTTGCCCTCCCTGGAAACGCTATTTGCGTCACGTTGCTGAAGAAGGATTGGGACGCAATTGTCAAGATGCACGGTAAGGAAATTGCTTTTATCGGTCGAAATGGCCGTATGCCTTGCATCTACCCGGTTGGTGACAAGAAAGGATTCAAGGCTGCGGCCTCGGAAATCGCCGAGATGAAAAACGGCCTTGAACCCATCGACCCGAAGGCCGAGGGTGTGAAGGAAAAGAAAGAGGAATAAGCAATGACGCCCTACGTGATGAATTTTGAAAACTTCCGTGCGATTTACCCAGCATTGACGGATGAGGTCGTCTCTGATGACCAGTTGAAATTTCTGTGGGGCGTTATTGAATCTATGTTGGGCGACGGACAAGGGAATTTCATTTACCCAGAGCCGCAAAATAGCCCTATCCTCAATGCAGCTCTGTGCCACCTTGTGACACTTGAGACGAATGGACTTTCCCAGCCCGGGCGCTTGTCTTCTGCGTCTCAAGGCAGCGTCTCCACTTCCTTTGACAACCTCAACATCAAGTCGGAGTCTGGGCAGTGGTGGAATCAGACGAAGTGCGGCGCGCTCTTTTGGGTGCTGACGCAGCGGTATCGCGTGGCCTGCCGACTCTACGGCGGCCGAGACTTTCACCCGTGGGGGTGACGAATGAAGCCGACTGTCAAAATCTCTGTCAAGAACGCCGAAACCATTAAGAAATTGGCCACATTGGCGAAGCCCGCAGAAAAGGGAACGGCTTTCAAGGTGGGAATCATTGATGATCCTGAAGTTGCGACCTATGCGGCTTACAACGAGTTTGGATGGGTGCAGCGAGTTACGCCAAAACAGTCTGTCTACTTGAGCGGAAGGCTAAATTACAGCGTCAAAAAAAATGGATTTGCCAATGCGCCAATCAAGCCGGGAATGACGCTAAGCAGCCCGCCCCGTCCTTTTCTGCGCGGGACGGCAGACGCCAAGAAAGAAGAGTGGCGCGACATGATCGCTCAAGGGATCAAGACAATCGGTGTCCAACAACTGCCAAAGATCATTGAGTTGGTTGCGAGGCAGGCTCAGGTGGATGTTCAAGAAACAATCAAGAACAACGGAACGGACAAGCAGAAGTTTCCGGACCGGAGTCCGCTGACAAAAGAGCTCTACGAGGGGAAGTTTTCAACAACTTCATCCGGCAGAAAGCGCAAGATCGAAAGCGATTCCGGTGCGGGACGAGACAAGGCACTCTTTCTTTCCGGAACGCTATTGCAATCCATCGGGTACGAAATCAAATGACAGACGCAAAACGTTTGGGCGCGGCTTTCCGTGCAGGCATGGCTTTTTCTTTTGGCCGGAAACACCGTCTCGGGCAGCTTGCTCAAGATGAGGCAAAGTGGATTACTGTTCACCCCAACGGCAAGGGTATGACGAAGGGTGGAGACAAAGCCAAAGGGCAGCCAGTTTTAATCGAGTCGTCAACCGGAGAGGTTCTTGGCGGCATGGGCGGAAAGTTCACAGGACGCCATATTTCCGCTGTCCCAAAGCAAGGCAAAGAAGAGCAGCACGGGGCTCAGATGACGATTGCTCGATCTCACCAAAACAAAGAGGGATCGGCAACAAAGGCCGCCGTGCCAGCTGCGCAACAAAAGCAAGAACCAAAAGCAGAAGAGTCGGTATATCAGAAGCTTTCTCGCAAGGGGGTCAGAATTAACGAGAAGGCGTTTGAAAGATTTCCGGAAAACGTAGCAAAACAAAGTGCTCAGAAGGTCGCTGAAATCGTTGAGTTTGTTCCTTGGCTTTCGGACTATTTAAACTCAAAAGACAACAGGGTACTTGATGTTTCGAGTAAGGAGCTTCGCTCTGTGGCTATGGCGCAGGTTGAAGTGTCAAGCCGAGGAGATCAAAAGCTCTTTTTGAGCCTGGATTGGTTCAAGGACGAGAAAAAGCTTCTTGAGCAGATGAAGAGGGACGTAGAAAGTCGATGGGCGATGCCTTGTGCGCCTGAAAACTACTTGTCTTACACCATTGCTCACGAGATGGGGCACGTCATCCACAATGCGTTCTATGAGAAAACGCTTGAAAATCGTATTCAAAGCGGCGAGCTGAGCGAGTGGGACGCGCGTTGGAGATGGCGAAAATTGCGTAGCGAAGCCCTTAAAAATCTCCGCTCGGACATTCTTCGAGTTGCCAAGGAAGAGTCGAAAGAAAAGACGCAAAAAGCTATAATTGAGAAGCACATGAGTGAATACGGTCGGAGCTCTCCGGCAGAGTTCATTGCAGAGGCTGTGGCAAATGCCTTCAGCGGCAATCCAAACCCCATCGGAAACGCGATGAGGAAGGTTTTGAGTCAGATGAGGCTGTAATGCAGGAAAGACCCTACTTTATGACAAATCCGTCGTGGTATCGTTTCAATGATGAAGACGGAGAGGTTGAGCTTACGGAAAACGCACCGGAGAAAGCCGTAAAAAGCTTTCAGGAATTCAAAAAGGTCGAAGAGGATCAGTTCAACCAAGCAAAGCAGCTTACGGAAGGCTGTCTTGATGGTATGAAAAAGTAAGTTCGATCACCAACGAACGGGACGCCGAGAGATCGGCGTCTTTTTTTTATCTATTTACTGCGTTCAGAGGACTCAATGAGCCTGAACCTTCATCAAATCGTTCGCGGCGCGATTACGTTCAACAATGCCGATCAGACCTTCACCCTTTTCCGGTCGCTCGGGACCTTTTCGCGTGATCCGGCCACGATGGAAACCGTGCCGGACGTATCTTCCGGCGTGACGGTGCAGGGGCAGATACAGTCGATCGGCTCCGACTCGATCGTCCAGACAGAGCGGGTGACATTCGAGTCAACAGTTCGCCGACTTTACCTCTACGCGCCGTCTTCGCCAAAGGCTCGACCCTGGACGATGTGGCGGCCGCTGGCCCGCTCGGGGGACTATGTGCAGGACGCAAAGGGTTACTTTTGGTACGTCGATGCGGTTCTCGAAGATTTTTCCAGCTCCGGCTGGGTGTCGCTTCAGGTGATTCTTCAGACTGTGACGCCGAACTTAAATTTTGGAGACGGGACCAATGGCTGCGGTTGTTGACCTGACTCAAGCGCAGATTTTTTCTGCTGTTGAGCAGTTTTTGCTGAACTTTTCCACGCCTCCTCTGACGAGTGACGGTCTGCACGTTATTCCGGGCAATGTGAACGATCAATCTCTCCCCGCCGATGGCGGGGATTTTTGCATCTACACCCCGCTTTTCATGAGTCGGCGGGGCACCAATTCCGAGGATTGGAACACGGCACCGGCAGAGGCCGTGAACTATGCCGAATACGTTGAGACGGTCTGGCAGATCGACTGCTTTTCCCGATCAATGGTTTCTGCCCAGCAACTGGCAACGACCTTCGAGCTGATAGCTCGAAGCGAAGCGGGCGTGAATTTTTTCAAGCCGCTTTCTGTTGATTGCCTGTTTGCTGAGAACTTGAGAAATCTGAGCTTCGTGCTCGACTCGAAAAAATATGTTTCTCGGTGGAGTTTGGAGCTTCACCTAGGATTCTGGAAACAGATCCAAGTTTCCTTCGACTTTTTCACGTCGGTGAATGTGAACGTCGTCAACGTTGACGTGAGTTTCCCGCCGACTTGAGGCGGTTCTTTGAGGATAGAAAATGAGCATCAATGCTTCTTACCTTGTGAGTTTGACCCCGCGAGTCTTAAGCGGCGGAAGCGCTGACCTTGAGACAAACGGCATGGTGCTGACGAGCACCTACCTTGTGCCAACGAGCGCTCCGGCCATGTCCTTCACGTCGGCAAAGGCGGTGGCGGACGTTTTTGGCGCAGCTTCGCCCGAGGCGAAGTTTGCGCAGCAGTACTTCACCGGCCTGACGAATCAGGCTCAGGCGCCCAAGGCGTTGATTGTCGGTCTGAACATGCAGACCGAAATGGCGGCTTGGATTCAGTCCGCGCCGATCACCGCAACGCTTTCCGAGCTTAAGGCCGTCAGCGACGGTGCCCTGACGATCAACATTGACGGTTCTCCCGTCACTGCGACCGGCATTGACCTTTCCGAGGCCAAGTCACTCAGCGAAGTGGCAACGACGGTTGCGGCCAAATTGACGGGCACGACCGGCGCTTACAACAGCGACCTGAACGCCTTTATCTTCACGACTTCCACGACCGGTGCAACGGCATCCGTTGGTTACGCAACCGCCGGCACCGGCGGCACCGACCTCTCGTCGATGCTTGGGCTGACGCAGACAGCCGGCGCCGTCTTGTCTCCCGGCGTGGCAGCCATGACGCCCGCACAGAACCTCGATGCGATTGTGGCGGTCACGGCGAACTGGTCGCAGTTCACGACGCTGGCCGAGGTGACCGAGCAGGAAACGGCTGAGGCCTATGCCGCTTGGGCTGACGAATCCGACGACTACGTTTATATTTTCTGGTCAACCGACTCGAAGATGACGAGACAGACCACGCAGTCTTCGACGATTGCGGCCGTCTTGCAGAACACCTACAACTGCACTGTCATGTTGTACACCGAGTCGAACGACGCGGCAGCCGCCGCCCTTGCCTACCCCGCAACCATCAAGTGGGATCAGGAACAAGGCATGAAGGTGCTTTTCGGCAAGTCGGCAACCGGTATTGCGGCCTCCGTGACCGATGAGACCGTGGCGGCAACGCTTGATGCGCTCCGCGTGAGCTACGTCGGCCAGTTTGCAACGCGCAATGCCGAGTTCAGCTTCTTCAATCGCGGCGAAACCGCGAGCTCAATGTACGGGTTCTATGACACCCTGATCGGCATGATCTGGCTGCGGGCGAAGATTCAGCGCGCCTGCATGGATGGTTTCAGCACTGTCAGCCGTGTTCCCTATAACGCTAAGGGCTACACGCTCATCAAAGCGTGGATTTCTGACCCGATTCGTGCGGCCAAGACTGTCGGCGTCATCGACACAGGCCTTGCTCTGTCCGATTCGCAGAAGGCGCAGATCACTCAGGAGGTCGGGCAGGACATCAGCAATGAGCTCTTCACGAATGGCTACTACCTGCAGGTTGATGATCCTGAGGCCAATGTGCGCGCAGAACGAGGGACGCCGGTGATGAATCTATACATTACTTACGCAGGATCGGTTCAAAAAATCGCCATGCCGGTAGCGGCCACCATCTAAATAAGATCGGTAACCAAGCGGGGCTTCGGCCCCGTTTTTTGTAGGAAAAAAAATGAATCGTGACATCACTTCCGCTGACGTAGCGGCAACCATGACGATTGAAACCCTCTATCCGAGCGGTTTTCAGCTTGAGCTTTTCAGCGCGGATCAGGGCCTGATCGCTGATGCGGTTCAGGAGATTGAGGCCCGCATGTCTCTTGACGGTTACCTGTCTGCCGGCTACACGCCGGCGCCAAAGACCGTCAACATCACTTTCGAGCCGAACTCGCCGTGCATTGCTTACCTGACGACTTTGCAGAACGCGCAGCGCTCCAATCGGCGCCCCTACGAAATCGGTTTGACGGTGTACATCCGCGCCACCGGTGTGACCAAGTATTTCAATCACGGCTACCTGCAGAGCGGCACCCCGATGAGCGGCGTCGGCAAGACTTTGCAGCCGATGAGCTATTCCTTTGTCTTCGAGAGCATTGAGTAAAAGCGATGAGAGAAGTCAAGACCATTTCCATCGATGATAACGGCAAGTCACTCAAAATCCGCGTGACCCCGTTTGACTCCTATAGAGGCTCCTTTTTCATGATTAAGGTCGGCTGCCTTCTTGGTATTCCGGCTCTGTCATCTGCGCTGGGGTCGATGACCCCGGAAAACATTGTCGGAAAAATCGCATCACTGACCATCAAGCCGACTGATGCAAAATCTCTGCTCGATGAGCTTCTGGGGTGTTGCGCACGAGTGTGTGACGACGGCACGACGGTTGAGCTGTCTCCCGGAACGATTGCCGGCCAGATCGAGGCGCCGGAAACTGTGTTTCTTCTTTGGGTGGCCGCCTTCCGGGCGTCGTTCGATTTTTTCGACGGTGGAAAGTGGAGCGCTTTCCGCGACAAAGTGAGTTCGACCTATCGGCAAGTCGCGTGAGCGGCACAGCCGAGTACCTGAATGTACCGCCGCTGATCGGACGTCTGGTCAGCGGCGGGCTGGCTTCTCTGGCCGAACTTCAGACTGTTTACTCGCTGGAAGATGCGATGCAGCTTGATGAAATCTTGAAGATTCGCACCTATCACGAGTGGCTTGCCACAAAGGAAAACGATGGCTAAGGAAACACTGAGCGAGCTTGTCATCGGTCTGTCGTTAGACACCGAAGATTTCCTGAAGGGCATTGAAGTCTCGCTCCAAAAAGTTCAGGAAATCGGCGAAAAAATCCGAGGCGCCCTTGGGGGCGCCGCCGGCGCCGTCAGCACCGAAACGGCTGCCGCCGCCTCGTCGGCAAACGCGGCCGGTGGTGCCGTCGAGAAGCTGGGAAAGAAAGCGCAGGAGGCCGGGGACAGCGCTCACAAGAGCTTCAGCAAGCTACCGAAGGTTCTGATGGACATTCGCGGGCGCTTTCTCGGCATCGTGAGTTCGATTTCCGGCGCCGTGGCGGCCACGAAGCTCTTTGACAACTACGTCGGGCAAGGGAAAGGACTGAGCGACCTGAGCCGAAAAATCGGCATGAGCGTCGAGACGATCGACGCATGGAGCAAAGCCAATGAGGCTGCCGGCGGCACTGCCGAGGCCCTGCAGGAGTCGCTCGAATCGTTCTACCGAAAGACCGGCCGCCCGGCGACCGAGTTTCTGCGGCTTGGCGAAAAAATCGAAGGCATGAGCCGCTTGCAGGCTCAGCGCTTTCTTGAGGCGCAAGGGGTTGCGCTCAATGCAATTCCCGTTTTTCTCAACGGGCAGAAAGCGGCCGATGCGCTGGTGGCGAAGTACCGAAAAACTGCCTTCACCACACAAGACGCCAAGAACGCCCAGGCATTCAAGACGGCATGGCTTGATTTCAAGGTTGCGGCGCAGGACGTGGGAAACGTCTTCCTTCGGGCGCTCGTTCCGGGATTGACGAAGGTGATGAACGCCCTTTCTCAGGGCGTCGGCGTCATCCGAGAGAACGTCCGCTTTTTCACGCTCCTCGGCGGCGTAATGGCTGCCGCCTTTGCCCTGAAAACGATTAGGAGCGTCGTGACTATGACGGCGGCGCTCAAGGCCTTTGCCGCCTCTGTGTCTTTCGCTTTCAAACCCTTGGCCGTAGGCGCCGCGCTGATTACGGCCTTGGCTTTGGCGATTGACGACCTGCTCGTCTTTGTCAAGGGCGGTGACAGTGCGCTTGAGTCGTTCCTTAAGAAGATCGGCGTCCCTGCTGATGTCATTGAGGGACTTCGAAGCACTTTGGCTGACCTTCAGCAGGCGTTTTCAGACGCATGGGAAGCCGTGAAACCATTTGTCGGCGACCTTGTAGTGGCGGCCTTCAAGGGCATTGCCTTTGTTGTAGGGAAAATTGCTTTGGCCATTGCCGCCGTTATTGCGGGGCTGGTCGGAATTGCCGCCGGAGTCAAAAAGGCGATTGATTGGTTTGGAGAGCTTGATGACAAGGCAAAGGAGTGGCTTGATGAGCTCAGCGCAGATTGCAGGGAGCTGGGGCAGGAGGTTGCTGACTGGTTTGCTTCAGTCCCCGATCGCTTGATTGACGCCTTCTCAAGCGCTTACGACTCGCTTGCGGAAGTGTTTTCCGCTTGGTTTGACCTTTTCACCGACAAGGTGCTGGGCCCTATTAAGAACGCGTGGGCCGGCATCAAGTCTTTCTTTGGTTTTGGTGACAACGATTCAGGAAACGGCACCCCAGAAGCCACGGCTGAGCAAAAGACAATCGTCGTGGAGCGGGGGAGGAACGCGCCGCCGACGATAACCAGCTCGTCAAACCTCTACATGACCAACAACATTACGACGCAGGACAGCCCGGCAGCCATTGGCTCGTCTGTCGGTCGATTCGCCTACGCCGGCGCTCAGCGATCAAATAACGCGTTCTATCAATCGATGCGCGGCGTGCGCTTGAAGTGAGAAAGCATGGCAGTCCAGACACAAACCAAGTTTGATGCGTGGGGGCTTCTTGGGCCTGACGATGCAAAGATTTGCGACTATGAGGGCGTTTTGGAAGTCGTCAACAACTCGTCGTCTCAGGTTCTGACGGAGCCGATTGAAAACGGTCAGCTTGCCGCTTTCAACAAGGTTCAGCAACCTGAATCTTTGTCGGTGACGCTTTCTATTGGTAGCGACCCGACGCGGCAGATGGCGGCAATTTCTCGTCTCAAACAGCTCAAGTCAGGAACTGGAGCCAACTTTCTCTGCAAGATGGTGACGCCTTCCGAGGTTTTCGAGAATCTTTCTCTTGAGAGCATTGGCCAGACGCGCACCACACAGTCGGGCGCCACGCTGTTGGTCGTGACGCTCAACTTTGTTCAGATCCGCGTCGTGCAGGTGACCTCTCAGCAGCTTCAGTGGTCTCCAAAGAATCCGACGAGTGCCGATCCGGTGAACGCCGGACGCGTTCAGACGGAGCAAAGCACGCTGAAAAAGCTGCTCTCATAGGAATTGCACCATGAGCATCAGAACAATCCCGCTGAGCGCAATTCCTGCTCAGATCGTTTCGGCGGTTGTCAATGAGCAGGCTTTCCAAATTGAGATTCGTCAGCTCGGCGGCAGCCTTTTTTCAACAACGACGGTGGATGGTGAGCTTGTCGCATCATCAGTACGAGCCGTCAGCAGGGGAAGCATCACGCCGTGGCCAGTCTCTGCCGTGAACACAAGCGTCGTTTGGGTGGACACACAGGGTGACGACGACCCCCGGTATGAAGGACTTGGAAGCCGTTGGATTTTGGCTTTTGAAGAGGCGGTGTCGTGAGCACGAGTTTCACTGAAAAGCAGTTGGTCGTGAGCATCACGCTGGACGGCGAAAAGATGAGCTTTCCCGGCTTTGCGACGACGGTTCACATCCAAAAGCAGGGGGCGCCGGAACTTCCGAAGGCGAGCATCCAACTGTTCGGCCTGTCGGAGGACAAGCTGGCGCAGCTGACGCTACTCAGTTTTGACGGCCTCTCGTTGCGTCCGAATCGCGTTGAGGTAATGGCTGGCGACTCTACGGGCATGTCTCTCTGCTTTGAGGGTGAGATAACAAACTCGGCGCCGGATTTCAATGCAGCGCCGAGTCCGGTGCTTAACATCGAAGCAATCACGGCGGCCTACTCCAAACTTCTGCCGCAAAGTCCGGTGTCGGTCATGGGGAGTCAGTCGGTCGAGAGTCTGATGGAAACCTTTGCAGCTGACGCAGGACTGACTTTTCGAAACGAAGGAGTTTCGACGAGCCTTTCAAACTGCACGATCAGTGGCGACCCGATCACAAAAATGCAGTGGGTTGCAGACACGATCGGAGCGGACCTCATCATTGATGACGCGGAAGTCGTTCTCGTACCGACTTCAGGAACGCGAGGGTCATTGTTGACGGTGACTGCGATCACCCCGGAAACAGGACAGATCGGCTACCCGTCGTTTGACAGTATGGGCATCCGATGCTCGTGCTTTTTCCGGCCGGACCTGATGGTTGCAGGCTACTGCCGGATTGAAAGCAGTCTTCCGCGCGCGTCCGGCGTTTGGAAAATTTACAGCGTGACTCATGAGCTGGCCTCGAATCTTCCCGGTGGCGGTCCGTGGATGTCAACTATTGCAGGAATTTGGATGGAGAGCACCTGATGGCAGAGCAAAACCAAAGAAAGATGACAGCCCGGGTCTCGGATCTTGCCTCGCAATTCAACCAACAGGTATTTCTCATCAAACAGGTCTTGAAGCAGACCATCTCGACGGCTATTCCGGTCCGTGTGGACAGTGTGAAGAGATCCGGCGAAAGCGGTGGCGCCTTGTACGTTTCTGCTACGCCTCTCGTCGCTCAGACGGATGCGGACGGCAACCTTCTGCCGCCAGTTTCTATTCCGCGCCTTCCCTACTTCCGGCTTCAGCATGGGACGGCTGCGATTGTCTGCGATCCGGTCGTTGGCGATGTCGGTCTAGCCATTTTTGCCCAGCAGGACACATCAAACCTGTCCGGGGGGGCCGATCCGGTTGTCCCCGGGTCTTTTCGATGCTTTGACATGAGCGACGGGTTCTACATCGGCGGCTTTTGGGGGCAGGTTCCGAAAACCTTCATTCACATTGAAGAGAAAGGGACGATACACGTAGTCGCACCGAAACAGCACCACTTGGAAAGCCCTACGGTAATCGTGGATTGCGAAACCGTAACAGTGAATGCAAAGGATTCGGCTACAGTAAACACCACAACCGCCACACTGAACGCAAGCGGTTCTACAAAGATTGATACCCCGAAGACAACGATTACCGGGGATGTAACGATTCAAAAATCTTTGACAGTTGTCGGGAAGATCACGGGCACGGGCGGAATGGCGGTGTCGGGCGGAGGCGGCGCGACTGTTTCGGGCAATATGGCCGTGACGGGGGGCGACGTGAGCGCCGACGGCGTCGGCTTGAAGTCACACGTTCACGACTGTCCTCAGGGCGGAACGACAAGCACGGGGCGCGGTTAAATGCATACTGAAAAAACGCTCGGCCTTACTCCTGATTGGGACTTGGCCTTTGACGCAAATGGCAATTTGAGGTTGCTTGATCAAGTTGAAGCGATCTGTCAGAACGTCTGCAACGAATGCCGGCTGTTCCTACACGATGCGTATTTCCGATACGACGAGGGGATCGACTGGTTTACTGATCAGCTCGGGCGGCCGTTGCAAGTTGCAATTGTCACCGACCGCTTGCGTCGGGCCGCGCTGCGCGTGCCGGGCGTTCTGGCGGTGACGGCGATTAACCTTGAAGTAGCGGACAAGCATGCGCGCACCCTGCGCGGGGCTATTGAAATCGAAACCGAGTACGGCCATGGCACAAGTTACATTTAATCAGAAAACGGGGGTAGTCGTTCCGACGACTCGCAAAGTGCGTGAGGATTTGGCGCGGGCCGTGCAAGACGCGATGCCCGCGGCCGCCAACGGCGACCCCGTAAACGTCGACTCGACCTCGCCGCTCGGGCAGATCGTTGACCTGATGACGGCGGAGATTGAGGCCAAGAATTCCGAAGTCGCATTCTTAGCGAATCAATACAACCCTGACATCGCTCACGGCATCTTTCTCGATGCACTGGCGAACCTCTACGGGCTACAACGCAAAGTTTCCGAGCCCACTGTTGTGGTCTGCACGTGCACGGGCCTGCGCGGCACGGTGATCCCGTATGGGGCAATCGTTGAGGATGCTAACGGCAATAAGTTGCGGCACATTGTGGTGGCTGGCGCCGCTATCGGGGACGCGGGCACTATGGACACGACCTTTGCGACGGTTGAGCACGGGCCGATTGAAATCGGCGCGGAAACCGTGACGAAGATCGTTACCGTCATTGCCGGATGGGACACGGTCAACAATGCCGCCGCGGGCGCCACGGGCCGAGACATTGAGCCGGATGGCGAATTGCGCAACCGCATGAAGGAGTCGTACGCGATGAACGCCAACGGCACTGTCGCAAACATTCAGGCCAATTTGGCGCAGCTCGACGGCGTGCTCGACTGCGTCGTATTGGAGAACTACACGAACCTGAAAAAAACGCAGTACGCGCTAGAACTTGAGCCGCATTCAATTGCTGTGTGCATCGTGGGCGGCGAAGATGCGGACATTGCTCGCGTGATCTTTGAGCGTAAGTCGGGTGGCTGTGGGACGAACGGTGACACGGAAATTAAGCACAACGACAAAGAGCACTTTAACGCCCTATACACGTATCGCATCGTCCGCCCGACGGCGGTCGACTTCAGCGTCAAGGTCGAGTTTTTCAGCGCCGACATGAATGCCGAGGCTCAGGCCGCAGTAAAGGAGGCCATCATTAAAGACTTCCTAGGCGAGCTTGAGAATTCGCGGGTAACTATCGCGAGCACGGTCTACGCGTCTCGCTTTTATCAATGTGTGCAGGCTGTTACGACGTCGCCGATCAAGGCAATCACGATAGGCCTGAACGACGGCGCCTTAGGGGCGTCGGTTGAGGTGCCTGCGAACAAGTCGCCGTCAATTTCGACAGACACGATCACCTTGGCCTTCGGAGGCTAACTCATGAGCGACTCGCAGACTTGGCAGAACTTTGAGTCGGTCGACGACGTGCGCGAAATGGCCGACGTTACGAGCAAAGCGTCTGTGGCAATGCAAAGCCAGTATGCGCACGCCCAACGCATGAAGGCCGTCGGAAAGATTTTGCAAGACGAGATAGACGCGAGCGATCAGCTCGACGAGCTTTCTGTGCAAGTTGCCGACGTGCAGACAGCCAAGGGCGTTTTTCTCGACTGGTGGGGCAAACGCATCGGCATCGATCGATACATCAAGGTCAAGGATGAATATGTTCGATTCGATGACGATTACTTTCGTTTCCTGTTGTTGTATCGCGCGGTCTGCAATGTGTCGGATTCGACGTGCGCAACGATGAATCGAATGCTCTCTCTGCTCACGAGCACGCGCGTTTTTGTCGTGGACTATCAAAACATGGCCCTCCAAAGCATCGTGGTCATCGGTTCTATCACAGACTTGCAGGCCATGATTTTGCAGACGTACGGGCTATTGAATCGACCCGCAGGCGTGATGACGAATTTCCTCATCATCTATCCGGATGAAAAAATCTTTGGATTTGAAGGGTCAGACCTGTTGCCGTTCGATCAGGGCGTTTTCAATCCGGGCAGGACAATCAACGACTTCTAACAGCCTCGCACCAGCAGGGCTTTTTTATGGGCCACATATGAGCAATTATCCGCAGTTATTTTTGGCGTCGGCCTTCGCGGTTGACGGGGACAAGACTGTCCCTCCGGCAGACTCTCAGACAGCAGGCACAGGGCGTTTTTCGCAGGCGAAGGGGTGGACTGACGTCAACTCTAAGCCGATTGCAGAAGGCGGAATCCCGCCGAAGCGCGAAGACTTTAATGGGGCGCTTTACCTGCTCTCGCAGTTTCTCGTGTGGTATCAGCAGGGCGGAATCATGCAGTACACCGCCACGCTTGCTTATGAGCCGGGGAACGAGGTTTTAAGCACAGGCGTGAAATATCGCTGTCTTGTCGCCAATGGCCCGGGGACTGCAAAGGGCGTCGTCGCTCCCTCTGCGAACAAAACCGTTTGGAGAAACCTAGATCTCCCGAGCGTCTTGGCTGGGCAGATCACGCCGTTTTACAACTGCAAGCTGGGCGGCTCGGACGGCAGACGGCTCGTCCCGTGGGGGAGCACTGACGCGTATGAGTCTTACGTCATCTGCGACGGCGGTTCTGATGGACGCGGCGGGAATGTGCCGAATCTCATCGACAAGTTTTTACTTCCGAGCAATGTTGCAGATGCAGGCAAGACCGGCGGCGGCTTGAGCCTTCAGGTGCCGGGGGTCACGGTAAACGGCACTGTCGGCGAAACGGTTCTGACGATTGATCAGATTCCGTCGCACTCGCACACCGGATCAACGTCTACAGCGGGGAGCCATGCGCACGGACGCGGGACGATGAATATTACCGGGCAAATCCCTACCTCATCTTGGGCACTGCAACCGTCGGGCGCGTTCTACGTTGTGAGTCGTGGCGAACAAGACGGCGACGGAGACGGACGACAAGGTCAGGTGATGAACTTCGACGCCTCGCGGACTTGGACTGGATACACGTCATACGACGGAACCCACAGCCACAGCATGAATCTCAATAACACCGGTGGCGGCAAAGGGCACACGCACACAATCACCAGCTCTTCTGAGACGCAGACGCTCACGCTAGACCGCCCGCCGTTCTATCGTCTTGCCTATTTTGTCAAGTTGCCGGAGTAAGACATGGCATCAAAAGAATTTCGATTTCATTACGTCAAGACCCCGACCGGTGCAATCAGCGGGCAGTCCGTCCTTACGCAGACAGAAGACGCGATTAACAATCTCGGCGATTACATGGTCGATGCTACGGGCGACGCGACCGAGGCGCTGAACAAGGCGACTGAAGCGCTCAACACGGCGAACACCGCTCAGCAGAATTCGACCGAGGCGCTTGCTACTGCGAATTCGGCGCTTGGCAAGGTCAACACCTTAACCACGACCGTTAACACGTTTGACGGGCGCATTAGAACGGCGGAAAGTAATGCCGCCAATGCCGTCACTACGTCGACGGAGGCGGCTAATAATGCCGCTCAGGCCGTGGCGACATCCAACACTGCGCTCACGACGGCGCGGCAGGCTGTCACAACATCCAACGACGCGAAGACGACCGCTCAGCAAGCAAGCGCCGCGGCGACTCAAGCCGTAGGAACGGCCAACGCTGCGAACGCGACAGCGGCAGATGCGAAGAGAATTGCTCAGCAGGCTGTGACGGATACGGACGCCATCCGCGAGGAAATCAATCAGAACTTGGCCGTGATGACCGAGAAGGTCACAGAGGCCACGACGCAAGCGCAGAACTCTGCGGCATCTGCTGGCGAATCGAAGGCTAGTAGTGACCTGTCTAAGCGCTGGGCGACTTTGATGACGGGCGCCGTCGACGACGACGGCTATTCGTCCAAATGGAATGCTCAGCTCGCGCAGGCTTGGGCGGTGAAGACCGACGGCAAGGTGACGGAAAACAACCTGCCGGATGGCGCTGAGATCGACTACTCGGCGAAGTACTACGCTCAGCAGGCCGGGGGTTCAAACAGCGCGGCGAAGGCATCAGCCGATGCGGCGAAGGCTTCACAGACTGCGGCGGCATCGAGCGCGGCGGCGGCGAAGACTTCACAGGATGCGGCCAAGGCAAGTGAGAACGCGGCCAAGACTTCACAGACCGCGGCGGCTAGTTCTGCTTCTGCGGCCAAGACGTCGGAGACGAATGCCCTTGCGTCTAAGAACGCGGCGGCCACGAGCGCAGGCGCGGCAAAGACCTCAGAGACGAACGCCAAGACGTCTGAGAACAATGCCAAAGGCTCCGCAACGTCGGCGGCTTCTTCAAAGACTGCGGCGGCAGAAAGCGCATCGGCGGCGGCGGCTTCAGCAGAAGCGGCGCAGGGTGCTCAGGACGCCGTGGCGGCATCGGCATCTGCGGCGGCGTCCAGTGCGGCGGCGGCGAAGACATCCGAGACGCACGCCAAGACCTCAGAGAATAACGCCAAGGCGTCGGAAACGAAAGCCAAAGCGTCCGAAACGGCGGCGGCTAATTCTGCTTCTGCGGCTGACGCTTCAAAAACTGCGGCGGCTAGTTCTGCTTCTGCGGCTGATGCATCAAAGACGGCGGCGGCAGGTAGCGCATCCGCGGCGAAGACTTCAGCAGACGCGGCAAAGGTTTCGCAGAATGCGGCAAAGGCATCCGAAACGGCGGCTGGCAATTCTGCGACTGCGGCGGCGGGATCGAAGACAGCGGCGGCCACATCAGAAAAGAATGCCGCCAATTCTGCGACTGCGGCTAATGCGTCCAAAACTGCGGCGGCGGGAAGTGCTACTACTGCAAGCACGAAGGCAACTGAGGCATCTGCATCTGCGCAAAAAGCGAAGGATTGGGCGTCTAAAGAGGACGGCCCTGTCGAGGGCTCAGGCGAAACCGCAAAGTATTCTGCGAAGTATTACGCCGAACAGGCCAATCAGAGCAATTCCGTAAAGTACGTTGCGCAGACGCTGACCGCGGAGCAACAGACGCAGGCTCGCAAGAATATCTCGGCACTTGGAATCAAAGAACAAGCAAAATCGTCCGAAGACGCGCAGGCAATCCTTCAAGCCTTTATCGATTTTGCAAACGAAAATAACATCACCTGATTTTTGAATCAAAACGAAAAGGAGTTGACAATGGCAACACCAAACTCAACGGTTGCGGCTGTATTGAATTGGCTGAAGGGAAAGGCGGAAACATCTTCGCCATTGGACGCGTACCCGATTGGTGCGGTTTATATAAGCACGCAACCGACTGATCCTGCTTCAATTTTAGGAGGTAGGTGGAAAGCGCTTAATGAAGGGCGGGTGCTAATCGGAGCCAATGACGCATATCCCGCTGGGTCAAAAGGCGGCGAGGCCAGCGTTGTTTTGAGCGTTGACCAAATGCCGAGCCATTCGCATAGCGGCTCAACTTCAACCTCCGGACAACATTTGCACAATATTTACGGCACTGTAAACGAAACTGACCGCAGAGCCTATGTTCCGAGCTACATAGATACGGAACACAAGCTTCTAACTACAACAGGAATGAATCTCGGGACAACCGCGTATGGCGGGAGTCACTATCACTATTTGGATGTCTCTCAAACTGGCGGCAACAAACCACATAACAATTTGCCCCCGTACCTGTCTGTTTATATGTGGGAAAGAATTTCGTAAAAGGAATTAAAAATGAACATAACGAATAAAACCAACTTGATGCAAACTCCGTCTGATGGGGGGGTAATTATGATATTGTCAAAAAAGTTTTAAATTGGTTGAAATCAAATTCAAACAGTGTTGCGGTGGGGACGGTGATTGCCGTCGCGGGGAAAACAATTCCTGATGGATATCTATTGTGCAATGGCGCGGCAGTTAGTCGTTCCGCATATACGAATCTGTTTCAAGCCATTGGCACAACATACGGCAGAGGGGACGGATCGACAACATTCAACTTGCCGGATCTAAATTATCGGTTTGTTGAAGGCACCGTAACAGCGAACAACGTCGGAACGAAGAAAAACGCGGGATTGCCGAACATCACCGGAAAGGTCATGCTTGGTAACTATCCATTACTGACATCTGAGCATGAAGGTGCTTTTTTTGGGTCAGATTATGGTGTAGCCGACAAGCACGGACAAGATAGCATCAATAATGTTCCAACGACTTTTAGCATTGATGCTTCAAGGTCTAGCGCTGTTTACGGAAAGTCAAGAACTGTTCAGCCGGCATCTTTGTGTCTACTTCACTGCATTAAGTATTAAAGATTGAGAGTCAAAAATGGCGAAAGCAAATCAATCTGTATTAAAAGTCCTAAACTGGTTAAAAGCGAAAGCCGAAGCGAGTTCGGTTCTTTCGATGTATCCAATTGGTTCGGTGTACATGACCGAAAATGCGGCATTCGATCCTAATGCCGAGTGGGGGGGGACATGGGTAAAGATTGAAAACAGATTCTTACTAGGCAGCGGAACTAAAGCCGTTGGTGCGCAGGGCGGTGAAGAGAATGTAACTCTGAGTATATATGAGATTCCGGCACACTCGCATACCCGAGGCAGCATGGATATCACTGGCAACCTCGCAAACGGAGATATCGACATAGGCGCTGTTTCAGGGGCTATCTACAATCGAGGTAATGGGAACGGGGCGGGCGGGTCATGGTTTTCGATTCCTCAAATGGGGTTTAAGGCTTCTAAGGATTGGAGCGGATATACGAGCTCAAGCGGAGGTAGCCAATCACACAACAATATGCCTCCGTATCAAGTAGTTAATATTTGGAAGCGAACCGCTTAATAATTCAGGAGCAATAAAAAAATGAAAAATATAGTTTATGTTGGTCTTAAAG